TTCCATCGCTATAATCCAAGCGAGGAACATCGTTTTCGATTACTTCTTTGACTGATACGTTGTCGATTGAGCCTATAAAATTACTATAATTCCTAAAAGTTAGGTTTGAAGAAGTTGCAGTTTTTATAAATGTTTTTGTGCCAGATGATGTAAATAAATTATGCCCACCAACAAGAGCAGAAATTGTGCCAGATGTGACAACTAAATCAAATGTCACTTTATATATTTTGCCAGATGTAGTAACATTAGATTGCGTTAAGTCTCCGCTATTTGGTGTTGAATTATCTTGGCTTGCAGTTCCACCACTAATTGTCCAACCACTTCCTTTTGTCCAATCACTATCCGTTGCAAAATCTCCATTCGTTACTAATTCCGTTGTGCTAACTATTTGAGCAGTCTCTATCAACCCCTCACTATTTACCCTCGTTCCGCTTGATGAACGTGAGAAATCAAAGTCGCCATCGCCATTGCTTGGTTTTAACGAGTATAGCTTTCCGTTTTTATATCCGCTTGGTATCTGTATTAAACTTGCCTTATCTATCATACTAAATCATTTAAATCGTTAATAGCACATTCTCTGTTTTCTGTTTCTCCGCCATCGGCTTCTACGCGTACCACAAAGCCGTCAAATATCAGTTGTCCTTCTGATATCCGTTTAGTTTTTTTTCCGTATTGGTATCCGTAGCTATACATTATCCAAATATAGCTAAAACACTTCCAGACGATACGTTAACCCTTTTCATAAGTCCGCCATTTTTAGCAGATATAATCATACCAGCAGAAAGCGTTACCCCACTTAAGGCACTTTCGGTTAATACGTTGTTATCGCTTTGGTCGGTTAGGTTAGCGAATGTAGCATCTTCGTTAACTACGAGATAAGCCACTTTGTCGGAAGCAGTAAATGTAACATCTCCAGATACATATTTCTGTCCGTTTCTTGATAGTTGTAGTTCAGTTATTGTCATTTTTTTTTATATTGGTATTTTACATCTTGCGTAGCCATATGCTGAACTTAACGACATACTAATCGCAGCTCCAGAATATAGACTATCAAATCTTTCGGTGAATGGTTGTATGCTCCAGTTCTTATTCAGTACCAAAGCTAAATCTTTGTCGGCATAAGTTGCCTTATTATAGTTCTCAAATATGCTCATTATATCTAAAGCGATTAAGCAGCACTCATTTTGCACACTAACCTCGTTAGATTCTGTGTTTATCTCAGTAACGTTGTCGCATAAGAAAATATCAAGCGAATAGTCTATTCCGTTAAACCCATTAGGAGTAATATTGACAACATCGTATATAAGGTAGCTTCCAGTAACATCTTTTGTTAAATCTACATCCCAAATATTACCCTTTAGGATTGTGTTTATCTGAGGATGTTCTGACTTTATGCCCTCCATTATTGTCCTTATGTTCTTTATGGTTAAACTTTTCGACATATTTCTCTAACTTCTTTTCCTTGTTTATAGTATAAATTGGCTTCTCCATTTAGTATCGTGTTCTGGGTGTACTACATCTAATCCACTTGGAGGAGTTTTATATAATGGGTAGCTATCCTCATTCTCCTTCAAATATAACTGCAATTTTCGTCTATAAAAATCTGCATTATCTTTGTATATACTTTTAGCTACTACTAATTCTCCTTCGCTTAGAGGAGTAAAGTTATCTCCAGACTTAGTTCCAGCTCCTTTATTTCTTAATTTATATGTTCCTATCCTTGTATACTTGTGGCATACCTCCCATTTCAAAGCATCTCTCATATATTCCTTAATAAGAGTTTCATTTAATGTAGATACATTACCATTTTTTATTTGTGTTTGTATCTCGTCAAATAAAGCACTACCGACAATAGGTCGAATAAAAGTATTCTGGATACTATCAATTAAAGGCTTCAAATATCCGTCGTCTACATTATAATGCAGTACGCTATTTTCTTTAACAAAAGCTGGGCTAACTATTAAAATCATCTTTTTCTAACTATTACTTGTTTCCATATATGTCGGCAATAAGGTACAGAGGTAGTTGTATCTGGTCGTCTATACCAACCACCACGAGCCAACCAAACATTAGTAACATCTGCTATGCCACTTGACTTCATACCATTATCTAACACAGTCTGTATTTCTTGCTTTGACCATAATCTACCCATCCCCATCATATCTTGACAAAAATCTCTCGACCTTCCTCCCTCTGATAAAGCTGGTGCATCTGGTCTAAGCTCATATCTATACTTTACTTCTCTCTCTGGCAATACTATTGCATCTGCTATTCTTGCTCCTACGTCTGTTAATCCTAAAGCACTACCTTCTATAGTAATTAATTCAGCAGTTTTAAGCACATTTATAGCCCCTATAAGCTCCTCAAATTCTAATCCTAACAAAGTAGCTAACTCAACCGACGTCATTAAAGGATTGTTCTTTAAAGCGTTTAATACTTCTTGCGTTGTTTCTTGTTCGTCAGTAGCGAATTCAATAGGGCTACCATCTGTATCAAAATTAATATTGAAACTATCTATTACCTCGTAATCTTTCTGCAATACTCCTATATTTTTGAATAAGTGGCTTATGTTTTCGTCTTTAGAAAAGCTACTGCAAGAACACATCTTACCAGCATCTATCTGCTTTAGCTTTCTCTGAGCCCAAGCAATCCCCTCATCGCCTCCCCAAGCTAACCAAGCTAAACGACCACATCCGTCTCCTAACTTTTTCTTTGAGTTCTTTCTATGTCTCTCAAAAGCTGCCATACGAGCTATCGTATCTCGGCTTATTTTATCTCTTTTAGCTAATTGGTTGGCTCTTTTTTTCCCAGTTGCCTCTAAGCAAGAACCCCAACCATTTTTCTCAGCCCAATTTAAAGCAGTTTGTGCGTTTCTACTTGCTGCCTTTGGATAATCGTTATAGGTATCAAATTTTGTTATATGGTTAAACCCCTCTAAATTCTTGTCATTAATCTCTGAATGAGATGAGCAAGGCATATACCAAGTCTTTCCGTCTATATCGTGTTCGTGATACCCTTCGCAACCTATTTGCTGAGCTACACTCTCTGCCTCTTCTATTGTATCAAATAAAGGCTTTCCGTCCTTTACAATTTTAGCAAGTTCTTTAGACATTTTTTCTGGTACGCAATTAGGTACTAAAACTCCATTTAATACTTTCATACCTATCATTTCGTATCCATCCCAACAAGGGTTGTCATCAAACTTATTACACCCACAATCCTCAGACATACCTACTGGCTCTTCAATAGCTTCCTTTAGTTCTAACCCAGTTTGGTCAGTAATAAGCTCTCTAATTTCCTCTTTGTCAAGGTTAGCTAAGATAATATCAGAAGTTAAATCAATAGCGTCTATCGGTTTAAGTGGTATAATCTCAATATCTGTTCTTTGTATCTCGTAAAAAGCTAATTTCTTTATAGTTCTAAGCAGCGTATTTTGTCTTTCTGCTATATAAGTATTTGTAAATATCTCATACGCTAAGTCAAGCTCGTTTCTTGCTCCTAATTGTCCCTCCTCTTTTACTCCAAACAAGATAGGGTTAGTAACTCTATGACCAATAAAGATAGATTCTTTAACCCTTTTGGACATTTCTACATATCTTTCGTGTAGGTCATTACCATTAAGACTTGTTATTTCACTTGAATTGTCTTTAGCTGGGCTAAATAAGTGTACTATTTTAGTGCCAGTAGCCTTACCAAATTTCTCTTGAAATGCTTTCTCAAATTTCTCTGCTTCCTCTTTGGTTTCTGGTACTCCGTTATTATGTTGTATTAACGTACCACCTACAAAGCCATTCTCTACCTCATTAAGCCAGTAATCGCCAATTTGTACATCTGTTTTAATCTCAGCAAGTGACCCTACATAAACTGGCAAAGGATAATATTTAAGGTTTGGTCTATAATCAACGTGATAAATAACACCCCTTTTCTGTTCTGCATCTCTTGGATTATATCTCTCTAAATACTGAATACTTGGCTTAGAGTTTTTTGTGCCTTTGTCAGTAATCCAATCATCTGCGTATTGTATACTTCCGTCTAATCCTACTCTAATATTAGCAAAGTCAATATGGTGGTATTGGTTTCCTACCTTAGTTCTAATAACCTCAATAGCATAGCCGTTAAATATCTCATAATCAAGCGACAAACTCTTCATCAAAGAAGTCCAGTCTTGGTCTATATTAGCTTGGCTTAGCCATTTTTTAGTTTCTAAATCCTCTCCCTCTAATCCATTGCCTACAGTATAGCCTACCTTACCATTAATGATAGCGTTGTGTGTGCTACTATCGTTGTATAGGTCTATTAGCTCGTAAGGGTACATATTATCTGCACCAAACCAAACTATATTCTTATTCTTTTTCTCTAAAAACTTAGGTACTTCTTGTGAAGCAAACTCCGTTACTATTGGAAACTTATTCATATATGTAAGTATTTTGTTCGTCTGTGTACGAATATACGACTTCTTGTGGTTGTTTCAATCTTAATATGCCTCTGTGTATCTCAATTCCCTCTGTTCCTCCTATTGTAGTGGCATTTATTATCTTATACGGATAATCTCCGTTATTAGGTAGCTCTATTGTGGCGTTAGGTAAATCTTGAGTTCCCTCAACTAACGTAAATTTAACATACCTATTATTCACTTCTGCTGGAGCTGCTAAAGTAGCGTTTACTTCATACTCAGCACTTTGAATAGACATAGTGTAGTAAGTGTTCTCAACCTCGTTAGAAATGTTGCAATAAACGTAATTTGTTGTTTCTTTTTCTATTATGTCCATTTTTGGTATTTAAAAAAAGCCCACCCCTATTACGAAGTGGGCTATGATGTTTCTATTTAGAGTTAGATTCTCTTATAAAGGTAACGTTACAGTTACTATTGGCATAGGCTCTGGCTCTTGTGCTTGGAAAGAAAGGCTATAACCATTTCTATCTCCTAAAGCAGTTCCAGTTCCGTTGTCGCCAGAAACTAATCTCACTCCGTTAGTTTCTCCCATTAGCCAGTAAGTACCATTATTATCTTTAATAATTATACTCATCTTAGCTCGTGCTATCATTTTAACCTCATTACGCTTAGCTTTCTCCATTTTATTGAGAACATAAGTCGCAGTCTGGTCAAAGAAGCTACTTCCATTTGCATCATTTACAGTTGGGTTATCATTCATTACAGACGCAGCTCCTTGAGCATTAGTACATTCAAACTTATGATAAGTCAGTCCAGTACCACTCAAAGCAGTTACTTCTCCACTTCCATCGTTAGTAGCAGCAAAGTCTGTCGGCATATTTGCTATCCAGAACTCAGCTACTCCACCGATTGAATCATTACACCCTACCTCAAAGCCATTTAAAATATTACAAGACATATCTTTTTTCTATTTTAAAGGGTTAGGCTAATGTAAATTCAACTATCTCGTCTGGGTATGCTACTTGTAAACCTCTCTTAAATTTAACTCGGTAGTAAACCTTGTCATCTTTCTTGTCGTACCACATATCAAACTCTTCGTCATCTCCTTGTAAGTCGAATCCTAAGAAGAAGTTTTCTTTAGTACCTAAGAACATTCTGTTAGTTCCGTCAAGACCAGCAACACCTACCAACTGAACGTTTTTACCAGCGATTGAAGTCTCGTAGTTAGCCCAATCAGTAGCGTTTACGTGGTATAGGTTTTTAGCATTCAAAGTATCTACATACTTATCGAAAGTATCTTGTCCTACGAATAATACTTGGTTAGCAGCAGACTTAACTTTAGCTGGTCGTGCATTACAGATATCAGTAATCAATCCGTCAATGTTACCAGAAGCACCAGCAGTAATTGCAGTAGCAGAAGAAGTATTACCATCTACGGCAGTACCAGCAGCGTCAATAATCTTATTAAGACCATCGTATCTGTTAATATAAACGTTAGCAGAAGTAGTATCTCCTTGCCAGTCAGCAACCTCGTTATGCTCCATAATTGTTTTAATTACAGACTCAGCAACCTCAGCTTCAAAAGCCATATCCTCAGTTTCACCATTTCCAGCTCTAAGCAAGATTTGAGTGTACTTAGGGATAAGGTCTTTCATACAAAAACCAGAGAAGTAAGTAATTTGACCTACTGTTAGGTTTCTGTCAGAGAAAGTAACATCACCAGAAGCACTTACTGCACAACCAGAACCATCTTGTGGGAATGCACTAACTGCTAATAGATGCAAAGCATCAGTTTTCTTTACTCCAGATTGAAGTGTGAAGTAGTCACTTGACGTTTTCTCAAAATATAATCTTGAGATTAAGTCTGTCGATTGTTCGTTAACGTAATTCGTTAAACTTGATACATCAAAACTCATTTTTCTATTTTATTTATTTATTTGCTCTTATAATAGCACCCATTTGAGCAGCTCTTTCAGCTCTTGTTAGTGCTTTAAATTCTTGTGGCTTAGAAGATGTTGACGGCTCAGCCTTAACAATCTCTTCTAAATCCTCTCCTACTTTGTTGAGTGTAGCAGAAAACTCATTTTTTAACTCGTCTTTAGCATTCTTAACCTCAGCTAATTCAGCTTTAAGGCTTTCGTTCTCAGACTTAACAAGGTCTAAAGAAGCAGTAAAAGCCTCAGCATATTTTGCCATTGCTTTCTCAATAAGGTCGTTAAGCATTTCTGAGTTAAACTCATTGTCATACATTTCCTCTTCCTCTTCTTTTTTCTCTTGGTCAGCAGCAGCTTCAATATTAACTACTAATCCTCCAGCAGTTTCAATTAAAGTACCATCTGATAACTCGTGAATACCATCTGGAGCAGCAACCTCACCTTCTGGCATAACCACTACTAAAGCAGTTCCATCAGCTAATTCGCCTTCCCATTTAACAATAGTTCCATCAACTAAAGTAGCTTCTGCGAAGTTATCCTCCGTAGTCTCTTCTACCTCAGCATCTGCGAACACAGATTTTAAAGTGCTTATAACACTTTCTAAGTTTAATTTATTCATCTTTTTAAATTTATACGGCTCTAAGTCAAATACACCCTCAACGCTAAACCCTTTTAAAATACCTTCCTCTTTAACCTTTGCCCAAGCGTCGTCATTCTCTACTTTAGCAGCGATAAACCAAGTTCCGTCTGCTACATTCTCAAAACCAGAGGGAGCTGAAATGCCTAACTCTGCATCAGTTATAAAGGATTGATAAATATATACTCCATCAAGTATCTTAAAAGCGTTATGCTCTTCGTTAAATACGTTATGCTTATTCTCTTTGAATAGCTTTTGTACAAGTGCTTTGATTGTTTCTTTTTTGAAGATAGCGTAATATTCGCCTCTCTCATCTCTACGATAAATAGGTAAGTCTGGAATCATAGCTGCTCCCATTACAATACGCTTATCCTCGTTAATTACCTCAAATTTATGTGGAGCAAATGCTTGGTAGTTTAGTCCTATTGCTGGTCTGTCTACTAAAGCTATCGCTTGAAGTCCTTCGACCTCGTCAGTAAGTTTAAATTCGATAAAAGGTAAGTCCATCTACTTATATATACCCTACGAGCTAAAAATAGGAAATTGCAGTATATAGTCCTTTTTATATATAGTCCACTATTTGTCCAAAAAAAAACCCTCACATTTCTGCAAGGGCTATGATTGTTTTAGGTTTATAGTTATGTGTAGCTTATATACCCATCACAAGTACCTACTAAGTCAATACCCTTGAGAGATAAGCACCACATTTTAAAGTTATACTCTTCGCAATCTTCATAGCAATCGTAAATTAATCCTTTTTGGTATAATGAAGATACTACTCCAGCTATTGACTTTGTCTTAACGTAATCACTCGTAAACTCAGAGTATCCATCTTCTGAATTGAATTCTTTTACTTCGTTTAAAACTAAAAGCTCTTTTTCGGTTAAATTAATTGTGTTGTTCATTTTTGTTATTGTGTTTGTTATTGTACTACAAATATATACACAATTATTTAATTACAAAATATTTTTTTTATTGCACTACTGTCGCCCTACTATAAACCCCATCTACGTTTCTTGATACGTTGCGTATATCTGTCTCAGTAACTATAACTTTTGTAGTCGGTATATCAGTTTCAATTACTGGGCTTGTAAACCCTCTGGGCTGCGTTCCTACATTTCCATTCCCTCCTAAAGCTGGTGGAGATGGAGTAGTTGGCTTAGTGGCTGACGGACTTTTAAACTGAGTTTTAGATATTGTAGCTATCTGAGCAGCACCAGTAGCAGCAACTATCCCAGCCTTAACAAAGTTAGCACCAGTCAAAGCGTCTTGAGGTACTGCTAATTGAGCTATAATACCTTGTGCAGTAGATATAACTGCTTGTCCTATACTGATAGCCTTGTTAATTTTAAATGCTCTCTTTTGGCTTTCCTCATCATCTTTAGCAAATGCAGTAGTAAGAGCAGATAATGACCCTAAAACCTCTCCAGCTAATTGTAAACGAGCTTGTAAGTTTTGAGCTTTACTTGCTGCCTCTTCATTATCAATCTTTATAGACTCAGCTTTAAATTGGTTTTCTAATTCTATACGTTGCTCTTCTGTTAAGGTTTTATCTTCTAATAATAGAGCTTCCCTTCTTTTAAGCTCCTCTCTTCTTAGCTCAAATTGTTCCTCGTCTTTCTCTTGCTCGTATTGTAATTCAGCTATTTTTTTCTCTTGCTTCTCAAGTGCTGCATCTGCATCCTCTTTATCAAATTTATCTTGTATCTCTTTTAGTCTGGTTTCTTGAGCAACCTTTAAATCAGCAGTATCTTTGCCATACTTATTAGCTTGTTCTATTAGCTCTTTATATTTCTCTTTCTCAGCCCTTAGCTCCTCTTTCCTCTTATCCTCTATGCTAACTATTTCAGCTTGTCTAATCGCTTCTAAAGCATCTGCTTTTTCTTTAGCTGCTGCCTTAGCCTCGTTATCAGCTTTTGTCTGTTCAGCTCTTTGTTGGGCAGATATAGTATTTAACTCCCTTTGTAGTTGTCTTGCTACGTTTGCTCGTCTTGCTATTTGGTTATTAACTGCTGCTATTGCTGCTGCCTCTTTGTCCTTGTTAGCTTTATCTGTTCTACTAAAAGTATTCTCTAATATTTGTGCGTTTTTACGAAGTTCTAAAGCCTCAGTTTCTTTATCTAATAAAGTATCTTCTAATTCTTGAGCTTCAAGCAAAGCCTCTCGTCTTTCTGCTGCTGAAAATTCATCCTCTTTTCTTGCTTTTAATCTGAGTTGTGCTATCTTACTTTGTAGCTTACTTCTTTCAACGACTAAATTTCTGTCTATTATATCAGCCTTTGCCCTCATATCAGCAACCTTAGCAGCTTGATTACCCTCTTTTACTTGCTCTTTGATAAAATCTTTAGTAGCTTCTGTGGCTTCTTTGACTTTATCTGTTACATTTTCTACACCAAGCGTCACCTTACCAGCAGCATCAATCGCAACTTTACCAGCCTCAGAAAATTTGCCCTTAAATACTAATGTTATTGCCTCTCCTAATTTTGGTATTAACTCTACTAAGCCCTCAAATCTGTTAGTAATGTTCTCTTTAATTAAATTAGCAAAATCGCTTATCGCTTGTTTTGGGTTTTCAAATACTGATATAACCTTTTCTCCAAAGTCTGCTAATAGGTCTATAAGGTTGCCAGTTACTGCACCTATAACACCCATTAATTTGGCAAATTTGTTTTGACCCTCCTCGCTTGTTGTAAAGGCTTTCTGTAACGATACGAGTAAAAGCACTAAAGCACCTATCCCAGTTGCTATAATAGCACCTCTAAGCGTTTTAAAGGATTTAACAACCCCACCAATAACCCCACGCAAAGAGCTGAATCTACTGCCAAGCCCACCAGTAACCCCAGACATATCATTTAATGTACCTCCTAAAGTTCCAGCAGCATCTTTTGTGCCTTTTAGATTTTTTTCTAATTTCTTAGTAGTTCCACCTAATGTCTTAGTAGCATCGCTATATTTTTTTACTACTTGCGTTGCCTTTGTTTCGGTATTTTTTAATTCTTTTATTGATAATCTCTGGTCTTTTATAGCAGATGTTAGCCTACCTCTTTGCTCTTTTAGTCGCTTTTGTCTTGTAAGGTCTGTTTTAGAGGTTTTAGATTGTATTGATTCTAATTTTAAAAGCTCTCTTTCAAATTCTATTAATATATCTTTTTGCTCTTGTATTGTACCCCCTAAAAGCTCTAACTGCTTATTGAGTTCTCCCAGAGTTATCTCACCACTTTTGAGTTTAATTTCTAAGTCTAAAGCTATTTTCTTATCTGCTGGCATTATAATTTTATTATTCTATATACTAAATTAATTATTAAAGACGTATCTGCATCAAACGTCATATTATTATTGGTTGTTATCTTAAGCCCACTACCAAAGTGTATAGGGGTTGTATTATGGGCTGCTATTTCTAATAGGTCTGTGTTGTTGTCCGTATTAAAAAATGCACTTGGTACTTTAGCTATTAAATGCTCTGTTGCATCGTCCTCAACTATATCTACTTGATGCGTTCCACCAGTTGCAGCATTACCAACTAATCTCACATATCCTCTCGTAATCTCATAAAATTCATCGTCAGCTACCGGAGGTAATATTTGCATTTCTGTTTCCAGATTTATTAGCACATCATAGGGTAGATTAATGATTTTTAATTTTTCTACAAATAACTCGTTTACGTAAGATTCGTTATCTCTTATTGTTTCTGTTAATGGGCTATTAAGCATTGTTGTGCTTTTACCAAATGCTTTACTATTATAGCTACCTACTAATAAGCTATTTTCAGCAGATAAACTCATCTCAACATCATTAGAAGCAATAATGCTACGAGTACCACCTCTTACATTATCTCCGAATTGTAAACTATCTTGAGCCTTACCACTATTGCCATTTGGTTTTCTAAATAAATCGCCGGTAGGTAACTTGCTACCATCCTCGTATTCTCCCTCTCCACCATTTACATCTTTAACTTCAGCAACAAAAGCATCTTTTGGCTCTACTCTTAAAAACATACACTTAGTAGTATCTTCAGACATTGCGTCAAAATCCTCTACCTTTAACAATCTCCAATAGCTCCCATCAATATAGTAATTTTTTCTAAAAGTTAATTCTTGATAATCATATGGTCTTAACGCCAAATTGCATTGTAATATCTTGCTATTTTTGTCTGTAATCTCTTCTATATATTGTTTCCAATATAGATTGTAACAATTATTGTTACTATAAGACAAAGTAAATTTATTTCCATAACTGAAGTCATAATATAGTTGTTTAGGTACAAACCAGTTTAAATCAAATGTTGGGTTATAGGGATTATCTAAGTGACCGGCATAAGGGTATTGTGTTTGCGGTGTACCACCAAAGAAAGGCACTCCATAATACCAAGTCTTTTGGTTGTCTAATAAACCACCCCAATATAATAGACGTATTTTAGCAGTAGCTTCTACTCTTTCATTATTTTCATTAATAAACATCATAGCAGAAATGACTCTACCATTATCGCCCTCTATTGTCTGTAATGGTGTTGGAGCAAATATTGTGCTTATAGTTTTATCTGCATTTAGAAAATCATTTTGTATATCTACTGTTAATTGTCCATATACCTCATCATTTACTTTGTTGTAAGCGTCATTGTAATAATCTTTATCTAATTTATCTTTAAATATAAACCTACCAGAATCTAAAGCACCTAAAGGCATTATCTTATAGTCCTTAGACCTATCTACTAAATTTTCTAAATTAACTCTTTCATCTGTTAAAAAACCATCTCTTGTCTCTATTATAAGTTTATTTTTATCTATTGGGTCGTAATCAATATATAAATTAAAACGCTTAATAACACTACTTAGCAAATCGCTTTGTTTTATTTCTTTTGGCACTACTAAACGAGTATCTATTGTATCTCCTACCAAAATCTCCTTTTCTAATAAATTAGAGCCGAATGTACTATCAGCACTTAACGTAAAATCAAAGTCAGCAAAATTTACCTCCTCTATATATCTCGACCTATTTACTACTGTTATTCTGGAGGAGTAAACAACTTTACCTACACATAAAAAATACTCAGCTCCACTTACTACGTCAATCTGCCCGGTAACAAACGTACCAATATTACCATCAATATTTGTACTTGTATCTAAAACACTACTTATAGCATTATCCGTAAAGTTAAATATAAACATATCCTTTACTGAATATGTAGTGCCATTTTTCTCTACCAAATAGCAGTATAATTCTGCTTGAAAATTATTGTTTGTTCTATGTGCGTTTAGTATAGAGGTTGTATTAGTATTACTCTCGGTATACGTCATATTAAAATTTATGACACCTTGAAACGACATTTTATTGCTATCTGTTGCAGTATAAATGCCATTTGCCGAGTTGTATTCGTTTGTACAAGTATTGTAAAAGTCATCTGAAAAACCAAACTCAGCTTCAGCACAACTTAAAGCCTCTACTATATTGCCATCTGCAATAACTCTGCTTTCATAAAGAGCAAGGCTACTATCCTCATTAAATATAAGCCTACTATTATCGCTATTTGTTAAGTCGTTAAGGTCTTGACAACTTACTGTTTGTTCGCTTGTTCTTTTTACATTAAATTCTTTGCACAATATAGCTGCATTATCCAAAAGTATTTTACCACTTCCAAAAGGTATAATAAGTCGCTTGAATAAATCGCTATTAAAAAAGGTACTATCATAGGTATAACCGGCTTCATACAAAATACTATCTATATACTGCTTTAAATATATTGATGGTTTAAAATCAATTGTATTCCAAATAGTATAATTGCTTCTGCCACCTATATTAATCATAGGGTATACATAACCCTCTCCTATTGAAGCAGTCCAACTATCTTGTATATTAGTTCTGTTCCAAGTATGGTCTAAGCTACTGAGGTCTAAATCTGTTAAGTATTTATCTCGTATCTTCTCAAATAAATCTCCTATCTTTCCAGTAGCTTGTATCTCGTAATTGATTAATCCATCTACATTACTAATCGCTTTTAGTTGGCAATAACCATCTATTGCAGTTATTCCGTCTTGTATTATCTGGTAGCTTGTTTTTAGATTAGGGTTAAATGTCTGAAGGTCTATATTAACGTCAAAAGCGTGTTCAAAGATTTGGTTAACGATTCTGTTCTCTGGTATTGTAATAGTCTTAGAAAAGTCCGTTAAACGCTTCTGAGGGTTATTTACGTCATACGCCTCTTTAGTCAAAGGTATTGCACCCTCGTTATGTGGTATTGAATACCCAGCTATTATATGCTCTATTACCATTGTCGCTTATCGCTATTATCAACCTCCATTTGTAGCTCCATACTATACACTTGACCATTCTCACTCTTAGCGTGTTCAAAAGTATTACCAGTTACATTTACCGATACAAAATTAGCATCGTTTTTCCAGTAAACCTCTGGAGATGAAAACAAGTCCTCTAAGCCCTCAACTTCAAAGTCCTTTAGTAATCTACTATTTAAAGTATAATTATCGCTTAGAGAGGTATGAAATGCCCTCTTACGTTGTGCGTAGGTATTATGAGTGATGCTACTTGCTCCAATAGTACGAGTATTGTACTTTGCAAAGTTCTTATTTATGCTTGTAGTCTGATTAGACTTACCACTAAACGTAAAGCTATCGTATCCACCCTTTCTATTTAACCAATGTAGCTCGTAATCTGTATAGGTATTTTCGCAGTCATCTATTTCAAACATTATGGTTTTTGTAGCCCATACATCCTCAGTAAAGTTTAATATCCTTAAAGCATAGTATTTTACGTTTGTCATTACTGGTGTAGTACCCCAACTATGTGAAGCAATCTCAGAAGCACCCACATCAAGCGTATATAACCCAGCAGTATTTGCAGCAGTCATTGTAGTTGACAATATATTTGTAAACGTACTATCTAATGTCTTTAAATATATCTTGTAAGTATCGCTTAGATTCTGTCGCATAATCCAAGACGCTTGATATTTCTGTGTTGACCTTACCTTTAAAAAGTTGTTAGACTTACCTAAATTAAACCATTCAGCATCTTGCTCAAATCCATTAAGAAACTCTTTGTCTGTTTCAGCAGAAGCATCTTCAATACTCCAGTTATAATAGTCTTTTGTACTACCAGATAAATCTGCCCACTCGATATACTTAGGTGACGAGTTCCAACTATCAAAAGTATTGCCACTTACTGCACTTCCTTGTAATGCTCCAGAGTAATACTCTTGAAAAGCTATTTTAAAGTCTTTTAAGGCACTTTGAGATATGTCTGTAGTATCTCCAGTTAGAATAGAATAATCGCTGCTTACAAACGATTGTATGATATTTTGAATATCTGTCACAACTTGAGTAGCTGAGGGGATAGTATTTAACTGCAAGGTAGCAATCTTTGTATTATCTCCAGTTGGGTCTGTGAATAGACTTGCTATTACTTTAAATCCACTCTGAGCAGTACTTGTACTACTGACTAAATATTCGATAGGAGCAAAACTCGGCTCTGGTATATTGGTTGTCGGTTGGTCTTGAATTGTAAGTGCCATCTATTTATATATACTAAAATAGACGCATAAATTTAGGGTAATAAAAAAACCCCCATTGCTGGAGGTTTAATTGTTTTAGGTTTTGGGTGTTAATTAATGTTTCGAAATTGATATAGCTCTTATTCCTAAAGTATCTTCAAACCAATTAGATACGGCTTGTACTCCTCTAAAGTCTAAATTAAATTCCTCTGTCTTAATGTCGCCTAATGCGTTTTTAAATGTAATTGTGAATGTGTTCATTTTGTTATTGTGTTTGTTTGTTGGTACAAATATATAGTACAAATCTATAATACCAAACTTTTTTTTATTTTTTTTTATTCTACCCTAATTATATCTATAATATACTTACGATACTGGTCTAATAACTTTCTCTCAAAGTCTAATAATTCTTTGTCGTTAATGACATTAGAATAGAAGTTTGTTTTATCTAATCCATATTTCCAAATATTGTAAGATACTGCAAAAGCAATAGAATTTCTAATAGCCTCTGCATCTCTACGTTTACCAGACTTTGTATTTTTTCGAGTGTAACTTCTTTTGGCTTTTATATCTGAAAATTTACTAATACCTCTATTTAACATAAACTTTCTAACGGCTGATATAGGAGGAGCATTTTTCCAAGAGAATGGACTTTTGTAGCTAAAACGGCTTATACCTTTATTTTTTTCAGCTCCGCTTACACCCTCATCAATAAACTGATAATAAGTTGGCATTGCTATTTGAATTCTAAATCCGTTAGATGTTATTGTTATTGGGTTTGTATTCCCATCAGCTATACTTTGAGCAGTAGCTCCACTTGCTACCCTACCAACATCATATAAGGACTTTACTAAATCATCAACTATTTTCTGCCAATATTGGTTTAGCATTCCTATTAATCTCTTATCTTGCATTTTTCTCGTAATCTTGTTTCTCTACCATATAAGCCCACCAGTTCAGAAACTCAATAGCTCCTAATTTAGTTGCCTCGTTAATACTTATGTTGTGTAAATCTGCCATAGCTTTTATCACGCTGAAGAGTCCCCATCGTTGTCCAAAATCTCCCTCGCCATCTTGACTGAGTTCTCCGTCCACTTTTGTAAATAATCCTCTGAATTTTTTAAGTAGCCGTTCCAAAGATTCCAAAAAAAAACAAAGACATTCCAAACATCTGTTACTTTTACATCTCGGCAATATTTAGCCCTCTCTGTAAGCGTTAAATTATCCTCGCTATACTTCTTACCTTTTTGCCTACTTAATGCAGCTATAAGCAAGTCCATTACTTGTATGCTCTCGCCTTGATGATTTGCCCTTATATTAAGTATATCTAATAGCTGACCACTTGTTAGCCTATCTGGTCTATGCTCAACGTGGTATTCCTCGCCATTTAAAAAGATTTTATTATTAACCTTTTTTTGCTCCAGCTTATTTAGGTTGATTTTACCTATATCTTTAACCATATCATTAAACTCAGATAGCTTAATCTTACTGGCTTCGTCATAGGTTATATTCTTAATTGCTGCTACTGCGTAAATATTCTGTTCAATTTCCGTTAGGTCTTTGTCTATATTGTTAAGTAGCTGATATTGCCCTACTGTAATATCATAAAACTGTATACTGTCCATATCCTTTCTTACTAAATTTGTGCATTATTAAATACCTCAAAGCATCTATTGCGTGATTATAATCGTCAATAGGTACGTTAAGGCTATCTCCGTTTTTATTTACTTTCCATTTATATTGTTCAAGCTCTTTTATTAGGTTCTTACTTGACGAATGTACGTTAATTGCATAACCTTTTAAAAGATTAATACCAAACATAACGCTATCCTTACCTTTTTTTACTCCATCTATTGTCCATCTTAACCTTCTTAGCTCCTCTATACTCTTAGGCTCAGCAGAATCAGCTACTATTAAAGCTCCTCTACTTACGTTTAAAGCATCCATTCTACTGCTTATATCTTGATTAGTTAAGCCAGTTTCATATATTAACTCCTTAACGTATAGCTCTCCGTCTTGCATACGCACCTCAATCAGCGTTGTAGGGTCATTACTAAAACCAAAATCTATTCCGTACCCTATTATCTTTTTATCCTCAAAGCTATCATTCAATACATACCACTTCTTAAATATAAGCCCCTCTATTCGCCCAGTAATACCTCTGGCATATACTTTCCATAGGTCTAAATCTTTATGCTTTAGAGCTTCTATCTTCTCTCTTATCTTCTCGCTTAAGAAAGGGTTATGCCTATGGTCTGATATTATTAATTCTGTGCTGGGTATTGGTATTACTTTATCGTGTACCCAAAAGCTCGTATCTGGGTTATAATCTATGTAAACTTGCTTACGAGTTCTAAGGCTTAATTGCTCATAAATGTTATAAGGTATTCCGTTTGCCTCATTAACAAATAAATAATCTCTCTTACCAGACTTTGCATCTTGGTCATTATCGTAGGAATTAAACTCCATTATAGAGCCGTTAAGGAAACTAAACACCCTATCTGACCTATTGTAGAATGTTACTTGCTGCTTTATAGCCTCATCTCCATTATGTATGTCTATCGCATCCCTCAAAGCTCCTACCTTTAAATTAGGTATATCTTGCCCTACTATCGTTATAGTGCAAACCTCGTTTATAGCCTTACTAAATAATACTTGTAAAATAGCATAGGTCTTACCAGAGGATGTTCCACCTTGATTAACTACCACATCAGCAGCAGAGGTATAATTTTGGCGATATAGAGCAGAGGTACTAATCAACTATGTCTTTCTCATTTGACGCTAATGGCACTCCAGTATCTATAATGTTTATGTCTAAGCTCTTATAGGTTGTTTCTTGTTGTATCTCAGTACGTTCTATATACCCTCGTTTCTTGCCTTTGGTCTTTAGGTAAAATATAGTTCCAGTAGTATTACCATCCTTAATCTGCTTATGCAGTTGGCTCTCGGCAAAGTCTAAGGCTATATTCTCTATATCCTCTACTGCCTCTTTATATATATCGTCTTGCTTTAGCCAAGTGTAATGCGTATTCCTACTTATTCCTACCGACTTACAAGCAGAGGTAACTATGCCTAAAGACTTTTCTAAAGCCTCAAGCATTGCAGCCTTTTGTATGTCATTTTTTGTACTCATATATCTCTATTTAATAAATTTTTAAATTTATAAAAAGGCTTATCTATACAACTGCTTAACTCTATATATGACTTATTCTCTTCTGGAAATGTATGTATAGCTAAATGACTTTCAGATAATAAATACAAAGCAGTAAACCCAAAAGGAGTAAAATGATGGTCTATATATTTTAAGACATTAAACCCAGACTCATTTAGTAACTTGTCATAAACCTCTTTTAGTTTATTAGGGTCTGTTTCTTTTACCCAGTAACTATAATTATACATCTTCGCTTTCATACTCTATGCTGCTAAAGTCTAATTCTTTGTAGTTGTCTTTTATTTTTTTAGTATCGCCTTTATAAAATACTAATATATTTTGATGCACTTTTACTACTTTTCTACTTTTCATATATTTATTTGCTCTTGCTGGAGCAGTACCTAATGAGTCTAATAAAATCATTTCATTATATAAAGACATTCCATTTTCTGTAAATATCTTTTTAATATGGTCTGGGAACTTATAATATGTGCCATCTTTTGCCCTTATGTCACCAACTACTATAAAAGCAAATCTATTATCTTTTAAACACTTGATTGAGTCTGAAAACGCATTGTCTAATATTTGTAAAAAGTCATTATATTCTTTTTGGTTACTTGCATCTGTTGGCAAATCTGAATATACCTCAAGGTCAAAGTAAGGAGGACAACTAAATAATAAATCTTGGCTTTTTTCTTTTATGTGCTTTAAAACATTTTGCCCATCATCGCAAATATATTTACTTTTACTGCCTTTAAGTCTATTGTTGTTTAAGTCTGCTTGTTCTTTTCTAAGTTCTATACCAGTAAAAGTATTCCCTAAAGCATCACTAACATACCCAAAAACAGTATCTCCAGCAAAGCAATCAAAAGTATTACAATTATCTAAACCAAACCACTTATTAGATATTTCTGCTAATACTGGGTCTAATATGCTGACTGTTGCCATTTCTGGTCTATACATAGCAGACATATTATTCAAGTTACTTAACTTATCTTCTCGACTTTCGCCATTATCTCCTATTAAACCTTTCCAGTATTTTTTTCTTTTTTGCCAATAACCTTGTTTGGTATCTAATACGCTAAAGGGTGGTACTACAAATTTATCTTCAAGTTTATTATATTCCTCTTTTTCGCCATCATCATCAAAAGGGAATCCCTCTAAACCCCAATCCTCCAGCTCTTGAGTATCCCATTCGTTAGCTAAAATCTCCCAGTCGTGTTCTCCAAAGCCTACGTTATCTGCTATAATAAATCTTCTTGCCTCTTCGTCTGTTAAATCCTCAGCCCTTTTAACCCATTCATCTGGCACATCTGTATATCCTAATTCTTTTAATGCCTTTAGTCGCATATTACCTCCTAATACTATATTGTCTTGGTTTATAACCATAGGACGCAAAGCCATCATTTTAGGAAACTCCTTAATAGACTTTTTTAACTTCTCAAATTTCTCGTCTTTTATGATACGAGGGTTATTAGGATTGCTTTTAATATCTTTTATATTCATTTTAAAAATTTATCATATAATTTAACAACGTGTTTGTATATGCACTTACCACAGCTTACATCTGGTCTATATCTAAAGTTCTCTTGACATAGCTCTATAAACTCAGCATAGAATTTAGGGTCAAGTCTGCCACCTTTCATATTGTATATAGCTCGTATTCTTGTTTCTAATTCCTCACTCATAATGATTGTAAGCGTTTTTCGTTCTCTTTTGTTATATCGTGTTTAATTGTTATGTCCTCTTTTAGCTTTAAGCCTAAATCTACTTGCATTGTGTGGTTGCCTTTAATCTTCTTAATTGCAGAAGCCCACTCATTATTATATACCTTTAGGCTATTTTTATTTGTCGATAGCAAAGTATAAGGCTCTACTGCCGATACCATTACTGGCTTTGCAAAGTGTCCAGCTTCAATCATTTTTAGTTCAGATTTGCAGCTATTAAATACATTATCTTGCAGAGGTATTACACATATACCACAATGTTTGTAATCATCAGCATAGCTCTGTATATCGCTAATCTGTTTTTTTATAGCTTTCATTCGCTTAGGTAATCTTGGAGCTTTAATTAATAGCTTACTATCGTCAAAAGCGTTCCCTAATAGCTTTAAATCTTTTAAGTGAGTAGTACCACCAGAATAAAAGAAAGTATCAAAATTAAGGCTTAAATCATCGTAAGCATATTGTTTTTCTGTTGGGTCTAAAGCGTTCTTAATTACTACTATATTTTTATTGTATGGTCTTACCTTATCAGCCAGTATAGAAGTTGTAGTCCATATCTGGTCAGCTAACTTTAGATTCTTAACAATACATTTATCGAGGTTGCTTTTTTGGTAATAGTATCGCATTGGATGCCCTTTAGGTAATACCCAGTAATCATCTATATCGCAAATAACCTTTATACCTTTTGCTCTTAGTTTTAGGAATGTTTCCTCTGGCTGAAGTAATCCAGATATATTTCTATTATATACAACGTGAGTAACTCCTTCTAAGTTATTAAAAAACTCATCATCCTTATTTAGCAATACAACCACCTCAATACCATAATCTCTCTGCATCTTAGCAAATGGCATAAGCAACCTATGATAGCTTACTCCGTTAATACCTCTTATAATAACTGCTATCTTAATCTTATTCTCGTACATTATCTTAAATTGTTTTTTAGCTTTCGTATAGTCATCTCTAAGAGTTCTATAACCAATAGACGCACCCTTGTGTATTTGAGTTAAGGTTTCTCCATTACTAATGGCTCTTAGAATATTTGCGTAATAGTGATTCATCCTATCAAGCACTTCCTCGACATCTGGATGCTCTGAGTTTTCGTTATCAAAGTAAGGGTCTTGCTTCTTGCATTTCTTTAGATATTGGTTACGCATAACCATTGCAAAATAGCCTTTAAGGTTTTCAATAGGAGGCTTAGACAAACATATTTCAAACGCAGTAGAGATTAGCTCCTCTGCTTCCAGCTTATTGCCAGTAAGTTTAAGAGCATAATCTCGTATGCTATCATCAAAATATATCTGTTCTAATTTCAAAAGGGTAGGCTGTCCTCTGAGGTAGCCATTTCCTTCTTTGGTTCTGGCTTCCAAGTATCAAGCTCAACGTATGGCTTTCCACTCTTTCCAATATTAATTTTAAGATTGACCCATCCTTTGTCTTGGTATTTCTGAATAAAGGCAATAGCGTCATCAGCTTTTAAGCTAAGACCACCTATTACCCACTCTGGTGAATTAGGATTCATTTTAAACATAAATCCGTCTGCGAAAGTTTTTTCTTGTTTGTTCATATTATTTATTTTCGTTTATTATCATTGACAAAAGTACAGCATAATTTGCTAAATCCAAAACGCTATCTTCTATACTCTCGTTATTAGGCTCTTGTTCCGAGTTAATCAATACTCCCAATCTTGCAACTTTAGTAGATATTAGGTTTAAGCAGTTAGTTCTTGCGTCTCCTCCAGCAATAGCACCAGCTAATTTGAAGTTAGATAACCTATCCTCATTAGCGTAGTCATCTCCCTTGCTAAATAATGTCTTTCTCATCTCTCCAGTCATATAACCGAAGTGAGCCATTTGTTCTTTTTTAGTCATTTATTTCTTTATTTAATTTTACTTCTTGTAGTTTCCATTCGTGCCTTCTGCTATGTGGTATTTTATGCCTTGTCATTAAGCGATTAAATAGCGTATTTTTTTCAGCTATATTACCATAGACCTCTTCGCTTATCACTTTCTTAGCTCTCATTGCAGTAACTTGATATAATCCTTTCATAAATTATCGTGTTTTTGGTGGCATTCTCTGCACCTTACTTTAATATTATTTACATCCCAAGCCAGTTCCGTTCGCCTTGTTTTCTGAGCTTCATCTACTGATATGTTATGGGAGCAGTCAAGCCTAACTCCGTTTGATTTTAGGCAGTCGGTACAAAAATTATATCCGTACTCCCAGAATTGTTCGCTTAAAGCATTTGCCTTCGCTTCGTGTATCCTTCTATCTATGACGCTTTTAGCTACTCGTTCATCGTCTGATGTATAGTAGTGGTTCATATTGTATGCAAGTCTATACAAAATGTTTATAATTCCCTAATATTTTTATCAACATTAATTTTGTTTTGCAGATTATCTATATGGTTTTCAAGCATTTTAATCCTCTGTAATTGATTTGTAAACTTATCATAAAATTCGTGATTCTGCTTCTCTAAATAACAAGTATAGTGCATTAAACTATTGAGTTTATCTACGCTATTTTGTTTATTTTGATTAACTGGTTGCTTCATTAACTTAAGTTCTATGCTTGATATTACTTGTCTTGCTTCTTGTATTATTTTGCTATCGTTAAAAGGGGTCATTTGTGTTGTGTGTTATTGGTTTTATTGGGTCTGTTATCTTTTCTTCATTGCCATAAGCATAAGTCTTTTTATTATATACTGGGTCAAACTCATAAAAGCGTTGTTTAGCCCAATCCATACTTAATAATACCTCTCCAAGTTGTCCGTAGTGTTTAGGCTTTACTTTATCTATGGTAATTTTATAAGGCTCAAAATTATCCTTTGAGTTTTTATGTACTACGATTATATTTCTGCCATTATTATTCCATTCAGAGCCACCCATTAAATCGTAGACGCTTGGCTTTTTTACACTTCCGTCTTTTACTTGTTTAGGGTCTGGATTTTTAGGGTGTATAATTATAAAAGAGTGCATCTTATTTACTTCCATAAACCTATTACGAATAGATAATATCTTGCGTAAATACTCTGGCTTAGTTGGCTCTCCCTTGTGGGCTAAATAGTTCCAGCTATCTATTACTGCCGAATTGCATTCGTTCTCCTTAGCGTAATTCCAAAACGCTTCTGGCTCAATGCTATGCTCTGCTGATATAAACTTAAATTTATCAAGTAATTGGCTTGAATATTTGCTTATTTCTTTTTCTGTAATAGTGTTTGGATATCCTTTTTCAAATGTCTTACCAGTCATTTTATGTAGTAGGTTTGATATTACTTCCGTGTCGCTTCCATCGTCTGGCATATAAACGCAATGTCTCCAATTTTGGTTAAGCGTTAAGCCCATTATTATCTCCTTTAAAAATAAAGACTTACCGAAAAAAGGGTATCCAGTAATATCAGTACAACCCCCCTTAACAAATGTTAATAGCTCGTCAAAAGCGTTTAAACCTACTTTACTTCCCTCTGGTATTCCATTTTTATGCAAGTGATATAATTGCTCTAATATTTCTCCGTTAGATTTTATCATAATATTTGAGTCTTAACTTTATAATCTCCCATATTAACAAATCTCTCTAACTTATCTGGTCGAGTAATAAATTCTAATGTCAGATATTTATAATTGGTATCTAAGTGGTGTTGGTCTTTAGATGCGTTGCGTAAAGCGTTTACTATATCCTCTTTAGTATAACCCTCTTTTAATCTTGCTTTTAATTGCTTCTTAGCTTTTTCTGGTATAACTCTGGCTTTCTTTCCTAAAATAGAATTAAACACACTTAGCAATTTATTGCTATCTATATTTAATTTAATTTCCTTTCCTTTACTTTCCTTTATAGCATTGCGACTGTTATGCGACTTAGATGCGTTCGCATTGCTACCCCATCTTTTTTCTGCTGATTGCTTGGCTTTCAATGACTTAGATTCCCTAAGTTCTAATCTTTTTTGTATAGAAATGCTGCTAAAAGTATCATTTTTTATCTTAAATAAATTAAAACTTTCTACAACTTTTTCTACTAAATCACTTGAGCAATGATAGTCGTAACTTATACGAGCATAATCGCACTTTAATACATTGTCGTTTTGATACAAGTCCTCAATAATTGCCCAGTAGATTCCATAGCCTTCCATACCAGTCTGATAAATCAGCTCTTTAATTTTCTCATCAGCCCTTGAGGTATAATCGTGGCTGAAATAAAATGTTTCTTTCATATAAATTTGTTTTGTGGCTACAAATATTAAAAATTAATACATATAAAAAAAAATATATTTTTGTGATATGGAAATAATATTAAAAGACCTACCTAAAATTTCGTTAAATAAGTGGTATGCTGGTATGCATTGGACTAAGCGTAAGGAGATAAAAGATAATTATACGCTAATCGTAAAAAGCCAGTTTAATAAAACGCTGCCAAAGACAAATACTTATAACACAGAATACCATTTTACATTTAAATCAAGAGCATTGGATGCTTCTAATTGTGTTGCAATGGTTAAAATGATTGAAGATATAATCTTTGAGAATGATAGCTATAAAATAGTAAAGAGCATTCTAATTACAAGCAATAAAGGTTTAGAGGATTCAGTTAAAATAAAAATTTTTTAAAAAAAGTTTTGTATTATAAATATTGTGTATATATTTGTAGTACAATAAACAATTAGACAAAACAAAAATGACAAATTTAAAAAACAACAAAACTTATAACTCTTTACTCATTAAGTCAGATTATAGCAATGGTGGAAGGATGCCATCTTTGAAGTCAATTTCTAAACTTTTGACTGACCTTAATATTGAGCATAAATTACAAGAATGGAGTGAGACCAAGTGGAGACCAAATGGCTTAACCTACCATACTTCTGGAGGTAGTAAAATGTATACTGGCTACGAGCTACGTATTCCAGAGATTAACTTACGAGCTAACTCTTGTGATACTTATTACTCTTATAATACTTGTGGGTATGCGAGAGATATTATTAGACTAATTAAAAGTAAATAATAAAATTAAACAATAACACAAAACAATATGAAAGAACCAATTTTAAAAGTATTATCTGCCTTTATGCCATTATCGTTATGGTGTTGTGCAGTAGAAGAACCAAGAGCAGCATCTATATTATTCCTTATTGGATTATTTGCAGCCTTAGAATTAACCTATATAAAAACAAGAAAATGAAGTTAGATAAATACGATATATGGGAGATAACCTATATACTAAAAAAAGAAAAAGAATTAATGGAGCAAAAAGCTAAAGAGTGGATGAATGATGATGAGGATGATAAATCAATTAGCTTGATGTGCCTAAATAAAGCAAAAAAATTAAACGAAATTATTTTTAAATTAAAACAATATGAAATATACAAAAACAATATCGACAGAGCTTAAAGACATTTTAAAGTCTTGCACAAGCGTAGAGCAGCGTAAATTAGTAGCCAGTAAACACCAAATATCTATACACACTTTAAATAGCGTTATAGAGGGAAAAAGAAAGGTTAATCTGAATAATCAAAACTGCGTTACCGACTTGATGCGAGTAGCAGTAAATAACGCTAAACAAATGCACTACTCATTATTAGATTATTATCAAGACCTAAGACAATTATAAAAGAAAAACCCCTCTTGGTCTGGAGGGGTTTATAATAAAAACAATAAAACTATTGTTCACACAAAACAAAGGACAACATTAACAAGAAAAAATTTAACTAAATAAACATTATAAGAACATTTTAATTATATTTGTAATATGAATTTATACACAAAACTAAACGAAGTCAAAAAGGAGATAGGAGCTATCTCTAAAGACTCAACAAACCCCTTCTTTAAATCAAAGTATTTCGACATTAACTCGCTACTAAAGCACGTTGAACCATTACTACAAAAAAATGGTTTACTATTACTCCAGCCAATTGTCAAAGGAGAGGTATTTTCTGAGATAGTAGATATTGAATCTGGAGAAAGCGTTACCAGTTCGATAGTATTACCTCAAATGGATGACCCACAGAAGCTCGGAAGTGCCATAACCTACTACCGAAGATATACCCTACAATCGCTTTTAGGATTACAAGCTGAGGATGACGATGCTAACTCAGCCAGTCAAGCCACAAAAAACCATAAACCTTTGATTTATAAAGATGATAAAATATGGAATGCAGCAATTAATAAAGGTATTACACTTTCGGAGTTGAAAGAGCATTATAGTATAAGTAGAACTAACGAAAAACTTTATCCAATCAAATGAAATTATTTAAAGCAAGAGCTTCCAGTAGTGGTAAGCTGATGACAAAGCCTCGTTCAAAAAGCGAGGTATTGTCTAAAACTACTAAATCATATTTAGAGGAGTGGACAAAGGAGCAGATATACGGAGTGCGTAAAAACATCCAATCTAAATACCTAACCAAAGGTAATGAAGTTGAGGATGATGCGATTAATTATGCCTCTGCTGAGAAGGGTTGGTTATTCGCTGAGAAAAACGAGGAATATTTTGAGGATGAATATTTTTGTGGTACTCCAGACGTTATACTTGAGGATAAGATTATAGATATAAAATCAAGCTGGGACTGCTTTAGCTTTCCTCTATTCTATAATGGCATACCAAATAAGGACTATTATTATCAGCTCCAGACGTATATGCACTTAACTGGTAAGCATAAAGCTCAATTAGTGTATGTTTTAATGAACACACCAGAGGAATTAACCTTTGAGGAGAACCACGACTATACAGAAATAAATAGCAAGTATCGCATAAAGACCTTTGATATAGAATATGATGAGGAGGTTATGCAAGAGATGAAATTAAAAGTAGAACAATCAAGAGAATATATCAATGAAATTAGTAAAGCACTATAAAACAGAAAACCAAGACTACCTATTTATTCGCAATACGCTTAAAAAAGGGTACACCCACCTTAATACTATCTTAGGCTTATGCAGAAAGGTAGGTATCGTAGAAGCAAATAGAAAAATAACTGACCTTGTTAAAATGGGTCAGATAGAACAAGTAGCTATAAAAGACGAATATGGAGATATTAAATATAAATATTACCCTAAACAAGATAAGCCCTCTTATTATTCTGCTGCTGGTATTGAAAAGCTGGGAGGATGGCAAAGCGATAGTTTCCTAAAAGGTAGATTAACCTTTGATAAGCTACTAAACTGCATATCTAAATACTACAATATACCCCAAAGAGATATACAAGGAGTTAAAAGACATAGAGAGAAAGTAATATGTAGGCAAATGTTTTGCTATATCGCAAGAGATAATATGCCTAATTGCTCACTTAAAACTATTGGAGCTGCTTTAGGAGGTCGTGACCACTCAACAGTCATACACTCAATACAACAAGCTGCCGACTTAATGCAGTACGACAAACAATTTAAGAAAGATTACACCAGATTAAACGAATTTATAAAAACAAACTTATGAACATTAAAAAACAAATCACAAAGCTATTGACAGAAAACCCAGAAATGCGAGACAATCCTAAGAAATTAGTAAGGAGAGCCTTACAGAATCTTTATGGTACTAATGTATTATCGGCAATGATAGTATCAGAACATTACAGAGAAGTAGAATCTATTATGAGATATAGCAGAAAGCTGCAATCAGATAACGAAGAGCTAAGAGGCAAAGAGTGGAAGCGTAGAAAAAAGGTACTTGAGCCTAAAGTTAGACAAGAATTAGGATACAAATGAAGCTAATTTTTATAGTGTTAAATGTTGGTTTATTTCTGACTACTTCCTCAATGGGAGTAGTTAGGAGTATTCCTAAAAACAATTTAATAGACGCTATAATTTACGTTGAAAGCAGAGGAGATATAAACGCATATAATGCAAAAGAAAACGCAGTAGGATGCTTACAAATACGCCCTATAATGCTCCGAGAGGTTAATAGGTTATTAGGATATAACAAATACAAGTTAGCAGATAGATGGAATAAAGTAAAGTCCATAGAAATGTTTAACGTAATTAAAGAACATACAACTAATCCTACCAATGAAAAGTTAGCAAGAAACTGGAACGGAGGTTGGAATGGATACAAGAAACAATCAACATTAAAATACTGGCATAAAGTCAAAGAACAATTATGAATAAACACATTTTAATCTACGCAATTATTACTATTATAGTTCAAATCGTTATAATATCAGACTTATTATCCAAACGAAATAAACTGGAAACAATAGAAGCGATTATAGAACAACCAGAGTTAAGCGATATTGACGGACTGCTTAACGAGATAGATACACTACAAATTAAATCAGATACCATTAAATTATATTATGAACGCAAGACAAGTAATTATCATATTCTTCCTCGTAGCGAACGTATACGCTTATTCGCAGATAGAATTAACAGATAATAAAGGAGATACCCTTATTTGCATAACCTATCCCCAAATGGATAGAATATATCTGGAGCTAATACAAAAAGATAGTTTATTGGCTCAATCTCAAATAAGCCATTTTAAAGAGCTTAAATATATCGAGCTAATAGATAACACTAAAAAAGATATAAACTCGCTTAAAACGTATATAAATAGCATTGAGGAGGATAATGATGACCTATTGACTATATCAAAAATACAAGAGCATAAAATTAAACGTAACAGAAAGATAGGTTTAGTTATGGTCGGAATAATAGTTTTACAAGCCTTATTATGAGCTTAATTAGAAATAGTAAACAAGTAAAACAATCGATAGATTTTAGTGGTATTGAGAATGGCAAAATACACCCATCTGATATAGATGCAGTTTTAGAGTTTGATAATGAAGTATTAATACTAATAGAGGTAAAAAGACAAGGTAATATAATACCAACTGGACAAAGATTATTGTTAGAACGTATATGTGATTCTTGGCATACTAAAAAGAGTATAGTTTTAAAGGTAACGCATAATTTTAATAATGACGATTTAGATATACCATTAAGATTATGTACTTTAGAAAAGTATTATTATAATAAAAAATGGGACTACAAAAACAAGCCTCTAAAAGAGGTATTAATTGACATAGGTAAAAATTGGAATATCAAAAAAATGATACTATAACTCTAATTTTATAGCATTATCAATATCTAAAAAAGCTATTTTCTTTAATACGTTTTTATTATTGGCAAATTGAGTAGTAGCTCTTAGGCTTTTAAATATCCATTCTGGTTTTATTTCTAATAAGTCAAATGAATAAATACCCTCTGGGGTAGAGTTAATGTACATAGGTATATCTAAATGCTTACCAGCTTCAAATATCATCGCATCATATTTACTCTTTTCAATTAGTAAGCTATCATAATGCTTCCTTCTGCATTTAAGCTCAATACGATGTCTAAATTTTGGTGAGTAGCAATCCCATCGGCTCATTTGATTTTTTGCCTTAACTAAGTCAAAGTAAACAAACTCCTTTAACCAGTCAAATAATTGCTCTTCATTCCACATTACCAGCTTCTGTATTCGCCTATATCGTAATGAGTGAAGGTTGGGTATCTGCCTAAACCACCCTCTTTAATCTTTCCGTCTTTTTGTAGTTGTTCTACTGCATCTTGAACAATTCTTGGAGTTATATTCATTCTAAAGTCAGCAGCACTTGCAGTTAAATGTTGGCTCTTTTTAGCTCCACCTACTGATTTATTATACGCTGGTGTTCTATAACCGCTATTTATCTTAATAGCAAAGTTTCCGAAATGTTCTCTAATTACCTCTAAGTTATTCATCAACTCTTGTACATTGCTATAAAATTCCTCTGGTACTGGTGTTCCATCATTACAAGCAAACTCTTCTAACTTAAAATGTTTAGAGCTTGGAATCTTTACGCTTTTTTGTTTACTATTTTTTTTCATAATTGATTGTTATTGTGAATATGAACATATACAAAGTTATGGTATTATAGCTAAATTCCTCATCAGCACCCACATACTCCCATCCTAAAGCGAATCTGTCGTGTGGATAATGCCCAGTTATGTATATCTCGTAATTCAATTATAGTTGTTTTTTAACTTTTTTCAGATTGTTGATAATTTCTAACATCTTAGCTATCATAGAATAGCCCTTAACTGCTTCAAAACTTTCATCTATTGATTTTGCTTCATTAATTATTAGCGTTAATGCAATAACCTTAGTAGCCATAAACTCCACGTCAACTAAATTAGATATAAGCGAGTTAATAATAAAGACATCTGAGCCATAAATCATCATTACTGCACCGACATAAGATATTAACTTTGGCACTAATCCAGTTCTGAATGCTTTGCTTGATAATTTCTCTCCTAAGTTTTTAGCTTTCCATATGCCAAATCCAGTATCTAAAATGGTAGATAATGCAACGAGTAATATAATCCCCTTTATAGGAGCAAAAAATAAAAGTATAGAATATAATATGCTGCTCAAATATATTTTCATATCGTTGTTAATTCTTGAAGTTCATCATCGGTTAATTGTTCAGCAAATAATATGATTGCGTTCATATTGCAAATGTCCGCAGTATCATTGAACGATATTTTTTCAGTATTGTTTGTACTTGCAACTGCTCCGCTTTTTGTTCTATCGTTTCCATTTATATAAACCTTTACATTTGTTCCATTCCAAGAAACGGCAACTTTTGAATTGTTTGGTTCAAGTGTTGCCCTATTTACTATGAAAGCTGAACCATTGTAAACGTCAATACCATCGCTATAAAAATAAAATGCGTATGAAGTTGTTCCGCTTGTATTTGTAAACTTATAATCTTGACCGCTTTGTATTATTTTTTCAAAATCAATATATATTGTTCCTTCCGTTGTCAAGGCAGTATCAAGCGTTTGTGAAGGGATTTGGTCAGTCACCCTTGTAACACTCGTTCCGCTTGTTGGGATGTAGGATGTTGGGTATGTTGCGTTGTTTTCGTGATTAATACCCCATATATGATAATTAGCTGCTTGACCACTACCACTCGCCCAAGTGGCACTTGATGAATTTATGGTATAAAATCTTGGAGCACCATTGAACAAAGTATCAAATGTACAGATACACCTATACCACCCATTTCCGTAGTCCTCAATACTTGCTTCTGTATATATTCCAACATCTCCCAAAATGCCATTTTGTAAATCAAAATTAGCATAATGTTTTGATGAAGCCGAAGTAACTATTTGAATCCATTGCGTGTCTACGTATTTTATAAATGCAGAATATGTTGTTGGATTTGATGTGTCTATATTAACATTAGAGAGTAAATATATGCTACTTCCAGCAGAGCCACTTGAATAAATTACTTTGTCAGCAGTTTGATTTTCATCTGGGCTTATAGTATCGTTTGCCGATATAGTTACACCATATTTAATCCAATAAGTTGAGTTGTCGAGCTGCTCTGAATATCTTTGTACATTTGTCCTCTGCCCTTCAAGCAATAAAGTAGGGCAACTTGAGTCAGTATAATCTAATCGAGGAATGTCAAGTCTATCCGTTGTTTTTATGTAAGGCTTTACTGATGTGCCTTTGTTTAATTGGTATCCACTAACCTCAAATGTTTTTGCGGAATTGTAAGTTTGTTTTTCAATGGCTACGTTTGTGGTTGTTGAAGTTGCAGCCCTTACAACCGAACATCTAAAAATACCATTGCCCAAGTCAGTTATAGTTAACGAATTAGTTGTCGCTGCACCATTCAACATTCTAAAATCATCCGTTGCACTATTACCAACGCTTGGTGTGCTTCCATCTGTTAATTTAACAAAAACAGAAAAAGTATATGTTTGACCAACTATTGTTGTGTTTGGAAAAAATGCTACTCGCCGAATAGTATTGTCACCATAATAAACGCCATTCCAATCGTAAACATCAGTTTGTTGAAATACTACACCAGTTTGAAAACCAACGCCACTTGTCGGTTGACTATTTGAGCTTAAATTCCAAGGTACTTCCTCAATATATCCGTCAGCGTTTACCCTTGTCCCACTCGAAGCCCTTGTAAACGTAAAATCTCCAGCAGTAGTATTTGGCACTTCTGAATAGAGTACATCTTCTCCGTAGCCACTCGGTATTAATACTAAACTTGCTTTTGATATTACACTCATTATTCCTCTTCAGTTTCTGGCACTACACAAAATTCACTCTCTGGGTATTTAATGCAGTAAGCCTTTAAATATAAGCCACTATCTCCAGCGAATGTGTGAACGCCTACGGGGTCGGGATAAACCTCGTAATCCTCTAAACTTTCAACCTCTTCATTTAATAACATATCAACGCTATATTTAGTCGATAGGTCTGTGCAAGAACCTTCCTCGTCAAATGCTTTGCAAATGAAGCCAATCTCAACGATGGAATTCAGTTCTGGTATTAATGTTTCGTTCCCCTCCTCATCTTTACTGTAAAGGGTTGGTCTAATTTCTGCCCATTGGCTATCTGTAAATTCGTATTTCTTAAATATCATTTTTTACTCTTGTTGTTATTATATGCGTAATTGTTACCCTTATAATGTTGTTAATGTTTGTAATTCGCTATCACTCAACGCTTCATTAAAGACTATTAGTTGTTTGCATTTTCCGTAGAAATCAGCACCACCACCACCATCATCAAAAGATAATTCAGATAAGGTAGATGTCGTAAACGTAGTTCCGCTTGAATCGGTTAATCTTTCTTGTCCATCAACCCATAAAGCAAAATCATTTTCTTTGTATTTTAACGCAATTTTGTGATTAATTGTTGAGTCTATAGAAAGATTAGCATTAAATTGATTTCCACTTGGATTTCTAACATTTACACTTATAAATGTTGGCGAATTGCTATATAATGAAACTCTATTTGCACTGCTTCCGCTATTTAATGATATAAATTTATATTGATTGTCATCTGAAAAAACCATCTCCGCAAACAACACACCCTCTGTACTATTAAAGGTCGCTGAAGTACCCGCATTGTTGCAGACATCGGCGGTTCGAGTGGTTGATGAGCCACTATTTGAAGGGATGTAGGATGTTGGGTATGAGCCTTGTTCAACTTGGGCTCCGTAAGCATATATACCGCTTGTTCCGTCTCCTAAGTACGCTGCCGCCCTACTTGAAGTTGCTGTTAACTTAGGGCAGTATGTGCTATTGAAATTGCCCGTAGTGGTTTTAGTGGCAGTAAGTGAACATCTATACCACCCATTCGATATTAAAGTAATAGAAGCATCTAAATATGTTCCCGAACCTAAAACTCCATTCTCTAAATCAAAATTGCAATATACAGACCCTTCATCAAATGATGCACCCCCGAAAAGAAGCTGCACTATATCTCTTTCTCCTTTTTTAAAGAAACCCGAAAGAGTGTATGTATTCCCCGCAGTCCCTGCGATTGCCCTATATATTTGATGATTAATATTAGTACTACCTTCTGTAAATTTAGATGCAGTCAAATCTCCACTTGGGCTTGTAAATCCATCTGTAACAGTTATACTGCTCTTACTCCAATAGCTTTGACTAAAATCCTCGCTATATGTAATTAAATTGGTTGATTGTCCTTCAAGTAATAAACTCGCACAACTTCCATCGCTATAATCCAAGCGAGGTACATCGTTTTCGATTACTTCTTTGACTGATACGTTGTCGATTGAGCCTATAAAATTACTATAATTCCTAAAAGTTAGGTTTGAAGAAGTTGCAGTTTTTATAAATGTTTTTGTGCCAGATGATGTA